GACGCGGCGGACTGGATTAGAAGGGTTTGGACTCCGGCGGTGTAGGAAATGGGGTCTCCACCGGGTCCGCCGATGAAGTTTCCACCGGCAATTCGGGCGCTGTAGTTTCCAGCCGGGAACCGAAGTTGCCAGTCCCCCAATACTTCGACGGTGAGACCGACTTGGACACCGGGGCCGAGGTTGTTAAGTCCCGATCCGCGTCCGATCCGATCATAAATAATCCCCTCTTGGCTGGCCTGTGCGGCCTTTATCGCAGTGTAAAGCGTGGCGCAGTCAACATCTTGGACACCCACATCTACATCAATGCGGGACACCACAAAATCAAAGGTGAACGGCGCGGCATAATAGGCCATTACACATCACTGTTTCGGCTTGCGTTCACGCTACCACCCGCGTTGGTGATCGAAAGCGTTGTTGAAAACGGCACGATAGGCGATCCGCCCGAGCCGTTGCGCACATCGACGCGGGTGTTGAAGTTGGCCGAGTAGATGAAGGTGACGCTTTCCGCCGCGCCCGCCGCTTGCCGGTCAATGAAAGGCACAAACACATCATCCGCCGTGACAATGTTACTCGCCAATGCCGGAGACAGACCTGAGAAGGTCTTGGTGCCAGCGTTGAAAGACGAGTATGTGTACCGCAGCCCCTTGATCCGGATGACACCCGTTGAAGGCGTGTCGGTCTTGATGCTTTCCACAATTTGCAGGGCCGTGGCCCCCGAGGACGCCGCAACGGGCGTGTATTCGTCTTTCAGCAGCCCGCCCGATCCATTGTCCCGCGCCACAAGCACCCGGTCGCCGGACACAAGGTTGCCCACGGTGATGCCCACCACGGTCGGCGGAACCTGCGTTGTGCCATCATGGGCGATAAGCTGGTAGCGCGTGGCCTCTGCCGGAAGAACGCCGGTAATCCACCAGCCTTGCGCAAGGAAGAATGTACCGCCCGCGAAGGTGCCGAAGGGTGCCGCAGGAATTTCGGTGTAGGCTGCGTTCAACACCCGGTAGCGCCATCCGGGAACGCTGTTCAGGGTGGCCGCGCTGTTTTCCCGCGTGAGGTATTGGAGATACTGGTAGGCTTCTGACAATGTGGCACCGCCGGACAGCGTGATGGTGCCTTTATACAGCTTGCCGCCGTTGCCGTTGCCGAGGTCTTGCGTGGTATCGCCGAAGGTCACAGCGACCTTGGCGGACAGCGCCGCAGCATTGGCTTCTGTAAGCAGAATGTTGCTGTCCAGGGCTGTTGAAAGAGCCGCGTTGCTTTCGCCACCCGCCGCAAGGTTCACGTCAAAGTGCGAATATGCTTGCCCCCACTTCCGGCTGAATGCGGTGACGTTGCCGCTGTCGATAAGGGAGCCGCCCGTGCGGACCTTGACGAGGATTTGCACGTGACCGTTCGGCCAGAAGCTTGTAATCTTGCTGCCGCTTTGAACAACATAGATCGGACTGCCTGCGACAATGCCGCCGATGGTTTTCAGGCCCGAGTATTGGACCGCCGCCCCGGTTTGCTTGATTGAGCCGAAGTTGACAAACTGCGCGGCAGTGTCGTCGAGATTGAAGGCAACCGCGCCCTCAGTCAGCAGGTTCAAGCGCGAAGCAACTGCCGCATCGCGCGGGCCGTCCAGCTTCGACGGGTTCGGCGCGATAATATCAAGCAGGTCATTGCCCGTTGCCGCCGCATCATCTGCCAAGTCCTGCAACCACTGGTGCAGCTCCAGCACCGAGTAGACCGTTGTACCGGCCCCCGCTTGCCGCCGAATGTCTCCGGTTGCGGATATGGTAAAATCGGTTGCAATCGGCATTTACAGGCTTCCTTTAGTCGGATTCTTGAAGGGCGACGACGTTTGCCGCTGCCGAAGGGGAAATGGACGCCTGCGTGACCCAAGGCTTATAAGCCGGGCTACCGCTGGCATTTCGTGCTTCGATCCGGACCGCCCCTGTGTATTGAAAGTCGAAGTTCAAGGTCGTTCCCGCACCGCAAAACGCCTGTTGCAGCAAGGTCTTCGTGTCCACCCGTGTCACCTTCACCCGCGATTGCGGAACAAGATTGGTGATGTTGACCAGTGACCCCGGAAGGGGATGCTGGATTTGCTGATCTGTCGCGTTGGTCTGGATACCCGCCGAAAACCCGGTTGTAAGCGTACCCGCTGCGGCCACAATCGCGCGGCACCGGATTTGCAAAAGATAGCCATTGGTCGGGCTGACCGCGACGTTGACCGGCGAGAAGCTGATTGTGCCGCTTGCGCCAAGCGGGCTGGAAATGAAAGCGTTGGAGACGGTAATAACGTCCCCGACGATGTTCGTGATTGTCGTATCCTGCGGCAGGCGAAAGGTGCTGTGCTGGATAAAATCCCCGATCTGCGGCTGGCGTGTCAGTGCAGCCCTGTCGCCAGAACTCATTGTGACCGTGGTAGCGCCGTCTGCCGGGTTGCCGTTGGTGCGCACCGTATTTGCAAGGAACGTCCAAGACGCGCCGAAACCGCCGCCCGTGTCTATCTTGTATTCCCAGATCAGGTTTTGCGTGTCTGTCCCGCCGGGCGATCCACCGCCACCGAAAGCGGTGTGACCATAAAACCGATAGGGCGAGGTCCAGACTGCTTCATCCGTCAGCTTTGAAAGAACAATGCTGCCCAAGCCGGTATAGCCGGAGCCGATCCCGAACGTGCCGGAAAACTGGCTTGCGGAAGCGGCTGTAGGCTCGTTTGCCATAACCGAAATGCGCCCGGTCGTGGTGGAGTTATAAGCATCATCCCAATGCGTGCCGTTTGCACCCGCAAATCCACGCCGGAAATTCGACCAGCGACCGCCTCGGCTGGTAATGGAAGGGCCGCTCAGGTCGATAAATTGTGATCCGGTAGCCCAGACATCGAACATTTCAACCAGCGGCATGGTTGAGATGAAACTCACCGCCCCGGTGCGATTATTCGTGGTGTAGATACGCCGGAACGTGGCCCGAGAACCCGGCCCCCCGTTTACGATAAATCCCATAGGATTTGCTGAACCGCAGTCGTATGGAGCAGTGGGGGTGCCGATGTTGGAGATTTTCAGGTTGGAGAAGTACCCGGCAGCAAGGTTAACGATATGGTCGTAAGGATGCACATTGGGCAGCCCGCCGAGCGATGAAAAGCCGTCAAGCTCGATGTTTGTGCCGGTGAAGGCGAAAGCCGAACTTGCCAGTGCCGGTGTACCGCCGGTCATGACATCAGCGTATTTGAAGTTTTTGATCAGGACGTTTGAGTTTCCCGCGCCGATTGTCGTCTGCCCATTGATGACTTCGCAATCCTCAAGAACGCAGTTGGACATCCCCAAGTTCACAGCGACAGCATGAGAGGCACCGCCACCCGGCACCCGCTGAGAAAGGCCCTGCCAGCGCGCAATCAAGTCAAACCGGCAACGCCGAAATTCAACATTTGTGGTGGCCGCTGCGTTGAAAACCACCGTGTTGCTGCGACGGGTGAACCGGCTGTCTGTTGCGCCACCGGCAAAGGCGTTTGCAAATGCCAGAGCGGTCGTGCTCGAAGGCATCAGGCCCACGCCGACGCAGCAGTTAGCGATTGATGTGCTGCCAATAAACTGTGTGGTGCAGCTATCGGTAATCACCATGTTCCCGGTGTTGAACCAATTCAGCACCGCGCCTTTAACCGTGGGGCCGGGATTGCCGGATTGGAAATAATACCGCGTGTTGATCGCGGTCAGCATCGGCGCGAAGTTATCTACCGGCGTAGTGGTGGACAGGAAGACGTTGGGTATCCTGACCTTGCAGCCTGACGGCGGTTTGAAGCCGGAATTGTTCGCCCCTCGAAGCGCAAGCTGCACAGTCCCCGCTATCGGGTCCACGCCGCAATGTTTTCCGCGAACATCGGTCGGAATGAAGGAGAAAGTCGCCATTTCCAGCCGCGACAGGGCTATATTGACACCCTCGGAGGCGCTGCCAGTGAAGGACGGCAGGCCGTTCACATAGGTTGGGGTTGCGGAGTTGGAGGTCGCGATGGTTATCGCGCCGGTCCCCGTGTGGTTTACTGAGACCTTGACCTCATAAATCCCGCCGCCAAGCGCCGTGATGGAAGATGCTGTCCCGGTCGGACTCCCGACATTAGGGATGGCGCTGAGTGTACCTGCCACAAAGTCCACCAGCACACCGAAGCGGTCGGCACTGTTGTTTGTGGCAAACTGCACCACGACCCACTGCCGCGTGTCGCGCAGTATCCGCGCAGTGAAGGTGGCAGCTCCAGCCGGGAAACTGGTGTTGTTCGCGCCAAGCGCAAAGGACGCACTGTGAACCCCTGCTACCGCAGTTTCCCGGATACGTTCTGCGGCTGGATAGGGGAACGCCGAAATGGCATTCCTTGTCAGAGTCGCATTGGTGGCGGTCAGGGCTTCGTTGACGGTGTGGTGGCCGTTCCAAATGTCGCCTGCGTTGGCATACCACTCATAGACGCCCGAGCCGGGGGCGGTCTCAATCTGGACGCCCCCCAATTCCTCTCGCACCGGCAGCGTGAAAGTCTGGTTATCCGCGCCGTTCGTTGTTCCAAGTTCGTACCAGTCGCCATCGACAACACAAGAGGACAGGCGCGGCACTACCATATTGACGCTGGTGCCGCCAATGGTGCGGGCAATGACCTGAATAGCGCCCCGCTTGCCTGCATTGCTGGCAACAATCGTGGCTCCACCCGGCAGGGTGATTGTCTCGCCCGCTTGGAAGTTGCCGGTCTTGGACCGCAGCTTGATGTAGCCCGCCGCAGGCATTGCAGCGCCCGCTGCAGCCGGGTCAAACGATCCGCTGGCCCATACACGGGTCAACTCGCCAGTCGCGCCACTGCTGCCCCCTGTGACGCCGTTACTGCCAAGGGCGGCCTGTGTCGGGACGTTTCCAGACGACGAGGAAAACGGCACTTCCCAAACCTTGGTGCCATCGATCAGGACCGATCCACCCAAAGTCGATGAAAGCGTGACAATACCAAACGCAGCCGCCTGCTGATTGATCTGCGTATCAGCATCAATCGTCAGCGCCCCGCCGTTAATCGTTATGGACTCGCCGTCAAGCAAGCCCGAAATAGCGGCGTCGTCATAGTTGACGGCAGTGGTGACGGTCTGGTTTGCCAAGGCTTATTCTCAGTTCACCGGCTCGACGCCGATAATTTCACCGGCATCATCGCGGATAACCCGCCGCGCCTTCGACATGCCCGCAATCGCCGCACTCAGAGCGTCCAGGGACTTGCCCTCACTCGCCTTGCGTTGCCCGTCTTCCGTCGCTTTCGTCGCAGCCGAATGTTCGGCCATGCCGATCTGCGCTTGCAGTTCCATCAGCTTGATTTCCCGCTCTTGAGCTAGTTTCTCGCGGTCAAAATCCAGCTTCATCTGTTCAAGCGCGGCCTGCATTTGCATCTTCTGCTGTTCGACCGCCGCCGCCTGTTGCGCCTCGTTTTGCTTCACCGTCAAATCGGCCTGCATCTGCGCCATTTCCTTGTCGCGGGCGACTTCGGCCTTCATGCGCTCGGATTCGGCTTGCAGTTGCAGTTTGGCTTGTTCCAGTTCAAGCGTCGTCTGCGCCTTCATTTGCTCAAGCTGCATCTGGACTTGGCCCTGCGCCTGAATCTTTTCGACCTCGGGATTCGGCGCGTTCTTTGCCGCTTCAAGCTGGGCTTGGACCTGTTGCATGTCAGGATCGGTAAAGAACGGCTGCGCAGACGCAAAGCCTGCCGTCTCAGTCATCTTTTCCAGCGTATTGTAAAGCTGATCCGGCTTCACATAGGGGTTTTCCGGGCCGATGCTGAGCAACAGTTCTTTCTGCAAGCCGTAAATCACTTGCAGCACGGCCATGTCGCGTTCTTTGGTCCCGCCACCCAATCCGACGTTCACGCTGCAATCCATGTCCATGTTCCACACGGTCGGATCGTACTGCACCCACTTGCCCTTCATCTGGACCGTGCGCGGCCCGTCCGAATGGGCAATGACCAGACGCAGCAGCCCCTTGAACGCCTTGCGCAGACCGCCGTTTGCAAGCGACCGCACAATTGCGTCCGCCTGGGCAATCGCGGGCTGCGTTGCCAGCAGCGCCGTGGTGGCCGCGATATTGTGCAGCTTGTCGGCTTCAAGCCCGCCGGATGCATCCGCAATCCCTGTGCGGGCGCGCGCAACCTCGTCCATGTAGCCCAGCATTTCGTAGGACTTGTCCGCGAAGAACGGAACAACCTTCCACTGCACGACTTCATCCGCATTTGCGCCGGATTTCAGCAGCACAGGTTCGCCGAACTTGCCGTTCATCACGGCTTCCGGGTTTTCCACCCGGTTATAGTCCACATACGGCTGCGGGTTGTTCTGCGAATACAGGTTGTCAAGCGTTTGCCGAAGAAGCGCCGTCTTGACCCGCTGCACGTCGCGCAGGTCTTCATAAACGCTATGGCCTTCAAACTGGTGCGGGTCGCGTTCCATCACGACAGAGGCGTACGGTGCCTCATCTACCGGCTCCAAGCCAAGGACCACATAAGACCCTTCCGACTTGGTGTCGGTCGTCGTCGCGCCATCGCCGAAAACAATCCGATGGACTTCCGCAATCCCGTCCTCGTCCATATCGACGCGGACATACACTTCCCAAATCTGGACCGTTTCCAGCGCCTTGCGCGTTTCGGCCTGCGTTTCGGTGTAATCCTCGCCCATCCGGCTTTCGTCGTCTTCCGCCTTGGCGTCATACGTCGGGATTTGCCAGACAAGTTCCTTGTCGTACCCCATCGACACCAAGGCCGACCGGGTGATCAGCATTTCCTCGCCAACCAACTCCGCATCCTCGATGCTTTCCGCGCCGGGGGTGATCAGGAATGATCCACGCGGCACGGCCTCAATCTTCGGCGTGATTGTCTCTTCCATGCGGCGCAGCTTGAAGGTGTGCCGCCGCGCATTGGGGTCAATCGCCAAAACCTGCGGATCGGTCTCTTCGCTCTCGCTGTAATTCGTGATGCTGTTCAACTCGTCGTCAAACAGGCCAATGACCGCTTCATCCGGCTGGTTGGTGTATTCCTGAATCGTAACCTTGCGCTTGCGATAGGCCGACCATTTCAGGATGCCCGTTTTCAGCAATAGCGCGTCGTGAATGGCATCGTGCAGCGCCCGCTCTGCATTGCACTCCGGCACCGACACCGCATTGACATACTCGGTCGCCTGTTGCGCGCCTTCCTCGTCTTCCGGCCCCTTCGGCGTGTATTTCACCACATCGCCACCGCCGAAAATCGTCCGCATGATCGACGGCATGATTTTCTTGATAGCTTCGCGCACGTCCATGCTGACAACAGCCGACTTGTGCGGGTCTGCCGGGAAGTCCAGCATCACGCCGCCGTAATACTCCATCGCGGTCTGGCGGGACTTTTGCTGCTCATCCAGATATTCTTTGGCGGACGTGACAAGCCCCGCAACATGCGCGGCCAGCCGTTCGGTGCTGTCCAGGGCTTCTTCGTCTTGCATCGGGCTATCCTTAAACCACTGCGCGCGGCTTGAATTTGGGCACCGTCACGCGGGCAATTTGCTGCAATCCCATAACGCCACAGCGAAACGCGTCCGCGCCGTGTGATGCCCAATCGTGCAAGGGCCGCGTCTTTAGGGTCATGTTCTTGTCGTCATACTCGGCGCGATACATCCGCAGGCAATCCAAGCCCCGCGCCATGTTCTCGCCGGTCTCGTTAAACCACATCTGCGGGAACTTCATCCGCACCGCCGATATGCCTTCATCGACACCGTGGCGCGGGACAACCCGGCAATCTAAACCCCTGCCCCGCAGGAAGTCGATCCGGCTTTGCCCCGTCTGCAATTCCCGTGCATCTGCGTCATGCGGCAGAAGATGCGAGTGAACCGGAAAGGGCCGCGACTTCACATAGTCAACGTAATGGTCAAGCCCAAAGCCGCTGCTCTCGTAATACTCGAGCCAATGGATTTCCTTATCCACCACTTGCCCAAACCACAGGGCCATTGCATCGCCTATGCCCAAGTCCCATGCGCAGAACACATCCGCGCTTCTGTCGTGCGCTATCGGGCGGATGCGGGGTTCTGCCGCTTCCATGTCGCGCCCGTAATAAGCGCCGACAATGGCCGCTTGGAAGCTGCACTCATACTCTTGGCTGTATTGTTCCGGCGTCATCATCGCGCGGGCATCGGCCAATTCAGCCGGGGCAATCAAGCCGGTGCGGGACGCCTGCAAGCTGCCCCAGAACCAGCCTTCCGTTTGCTTCGCCCGTTCGTAAATGCGGTAGAACTCATTCCGGCCTTTTGGCGTACCGATGAAGGTTGCCCAGCCTTGCCGATCTGACAATGCGGGGCGGATAACCTCGGGAAAGGCGCGCGGGTCTTGGTCCCCAGCTTCGTCAACGACAGCGCCGTCCAGATACAGGCCACGCAGGCGGTCGTAATTCTCTGCGCCGTAAAGCCTGATGCGCGCCCCGTTGTGCGGAAACACCACCGACAATTCACTCTCGGACACCTTCATGCCCGGAATGGCTTGCGTGTATTCCTTCAGATAGGACCAAGCAACGTCCTTGGCCTGCCCGTACGTTGGTGCGATGTACGCAAAGCGCGGTTCACGGCCCTTATGCCGGATCGCGCGGATTACCAAGTCCATCACACAGGCCACGGTCTTGCCCGCGCGGCGGTGCGCTACAATGCAAGCCCAGCGTTCTTCGCGTTCCAAGTATGCCTTGAACGGCGCACGGGGAACGAACGTCAGGTTAATCTCAGGCATCGCCGCCGATGGTGACGTTGATCGTCATTTCGCCACTATGTTCAACGTCCAGCTTGTCGCCGTAGACCTTGGGGCGCAGCTTTGACGCCCGCCATTTAATCGTGTCGATCTGAAGGCGTGCAACCTGCACACTCTCTGGCGTGGCGACCTTGGCTATCTCGGCAGCTTCATCGAAAAGCGCGTCCGCTTGGTCTTCGCGCGCGCGCGCGTACCTGGCACGAAATGTTTCGTCGCTATCATTCCATCTTCGTACGGTTTCGCGGCTTGGCATTCTTGCGTCTTGCGCGATTGCCACCATGCTTTCACCGTCTGCCAATCGCTTGAGCAGTTCTTCTCTTACGTCTTCAGCAAAGGCCATCACGCGGCCTCCGCATACTTCTTCGCAGACCAAGCGGCCCAAAGTTCCGGCGTGTTTTCGTGCTGGTCACGGGATGCGAGATGGCGGACCTCTGCGCCGCAATCACAGACGCGGGTGATAAACGCCGTTTCGGTCCATTTGCTCGGGCCAAAGCTGTTTGGGGTGCGCTTCCATTGCGGCGGTTCTTTGTCGCGCCATTCGTGCGTGTGTTCAGCCATCACGCCGACTTTCCCGATAAGAGGGCCTCAACGCCCCCTTCTTTCTTTCTGACGAGGACGTCATCCTTACCCAACTCAATCTTTTCCACTTCCGGCCAGCCGTAGCGGGTCCAATGGTTCACGAGTTTATAGAACTTGCCGTTTTCATAAGCCACGTCAGGTATCGCGCCCTCAATGCGCTCAAATGCTGGCTTGAAATCTTTCGGTAGGTCGCGCCACTTTCCAATCTTCCAAACGGCAAGATACTGGCTGTCTGCTTGGTGTGCGCCGTTCAAATTAGCCTCAAGCCGATCAGCAGTTTCGATCATCGCGCGCCGCACGGTGGCTAAGTATGACTCCACCATTTCGGGCAACCTGCCTACGACGTCTTCCGCTTGGTTCAGGTGCGAATGGAAATGGTCATCGCGGCCAAACAGGATGTACTCAACATCCTCTAGCGCCTTTGCTGCGTCTCGATACATTCTTGCGTCGGTCATTTGATATTCCGCCGTAGCGGCTCCCTGTCGGGGTGAAGGTCTCGCCGTCCATAATTCAGCCGTCAACATGACACCCCATCGTCACCGGCTGTTGACTTGCGCATCATGGCGCTATGCCGAGCGGCGAGTGACCCGGTGAGAAACGTGACGGGGGGATTGGCACCCGCTGAGGGAATCGAACCCTCGCCTTCGGTTTTGGAGACCGACGCGCTACCACTACGCTAAACGGTATGGTCAGCACCCGGCCAGGAGCGATTGCCTGTGACCGGGGCCTATTGTCCGAAGGCGTATGTCCAAGACAGTGACGACCCTCGGCGCATGAAGTGAGCGCGCCTATCCGGTGCCTGTACGGGGGAGTGGCGTGTATGAAGGATGCCGCGCTCTGGTCGTGTGCTGGGTGGGCCATGACCCCACTCCTACCTATTCGGATACAGCACACCGCCAGAAAGCAGCTTTGAATGAACGCGGCGGGCCGCAAAGGCGACCTCGCGGGCCATGCCCTGTAGACGCCGCGCTCTGCCATGACGCGATGCTGGCCAGCTTTCCCCGCCGGATAAGGCCAGCAGGTATTCGCGGCATGGCAGAAAGCGGTAGAGCGCGGCCAGACGGCGGGAATCGAACCCGCAACCGCAATGGCCTCTACCGTTGAGGCTACGCCGGGTCCGCGCTCTGTAGATGAAGCCGGGGCAATCCTACTTGCCGGGTTTGCCCGGTTTCAGATCACATGCGGAAAGGGCTTCATCTACGGAAAGCGGCAATATAACCCCGTAATGACAATCGCATACCCGTGACGGGATTTTGCGTTGCCCGGTGGGCCTACGTTGCGCGCGCCTATGTCGCGCACCTAAGGTTACACACCGTTCCGAGACATACCGAATACATTACCGCAACGGATCGGGAACGTCAACCCGCTCTAGCGAAGCCAAATCCGTCTTGATTGCCCGCCCGTTCAGCAGCACCGTCACCACGCTGCCGATGGTCTTGACCTCGACGGTATGCCCCGCAAGCGCGCCCGTCAGGAACTTGGCCGTGTCGCCTTCCTTGACGCGAAGCATTTCCAGCCGTGCCGCTTCCAATTCCTGCGCCTCGACCGATAGCCCATGAAGCCGCTGGATAATCGGGCGCGGGACCGTCACGATACAGCCGTTGCAGGTCACAAAGCCGTAGAAGCCTTTCAGGCGTTCCCGCATGTTATCCGCCAACGGCACGCGGTCGAACTTGGCAAACACATAGCCGGTGACTTCGGCGCGTTCGACCGTCCATGTCTTGCCAAATCTGTGACGCTGCACAAGCCGCCCCGGAAAGAAACTCTCCACGCCCCATTCCTTCAACGCTTCGCGCGTCATAACCTCGCAGTTGCTACGAACCTTGAGCATCAGCCATGTGGGGGCTATGGGAACGTCCAGGGTGATTGTCTTGTGCATCATCGCCCGCGCTCCTCTTTCATTTCTGATTCCTCGAGAACTCTGAGACACCAAGAGGAAGCATTACCGCGCACCACCCCCACACAAAGAAAACGAAGAATCTTCCTTCATGGGGCCAATCACCGATTGACCCATCCCATGCGATGAATTTGCAGCCAGCCGCGAAAATGACCAGCAAACCGACCTGTGCGATGATGTGCTTAATCATTTCCCGCACTCCTCAATCCACCTGACATGCTCCGGCAAGCGATTCACCGCGTCCATAACCACACCGATTGCCGATGCCGGGGCGGTCGATTCCTGGCCGTCCTCTATCACAGGCACAGTGCCGCAAGCCTTTGCCAATGCCTCTGGCGGCGCACCGTATTGCATCGCGTTGCTGGCAATCGTGCAGTGGTCGTCAAGTATCCGGGTCAGGTCTGCGCCGTACCTTGGCCCGTGCGCAAAGACTTCCATTGCCGCGCCCGTTGCCGGGTCAACACCGATGGTCACGACAAGGGGCATACCGTTGTATTCTGCGTCCACGGTGATGCAGGGACGGCGGGAAGGAAGGACTCGCCTCATTTGCAAATCGCCTCCAAGCCAAGCTGCGTGATTGCATGGAAGGATCGGCCCCCACTGTGCGCTGTGCTTTGGATAAACCCGTAGCTTCGCAGTTTCCGCACCGCTTCCTTGCCCCGTGAATCCGACATCTTGATTGCCGCCGCCATTCCGTTTGTCGTATCGTCGCCGCGCGAAAAATGCCGCAAGGCTCTGGCCATGTAATCCGGCAAGCCGTCATGCTGCTGTGAGACAAGCCCGCCCGCGCTGCCCCGTTGCCGCTGCAAGTCGGTGGACAGGGGAAGCCCGCGCATGTGGCCTTCCCGCCTGCACAGGGCCCTCCATTCGTCTGCCAGCACGTCCTGATCCCACTGCGCAAACCTATCCGGGTGCAAGACCTTCACCTTTGCAATGGTCGGGGTCCGCACCGATATGGCTTCAAATTTGCCGGGTGCAGGCCGCTGGTGTTCCGGTTTGAGTTCCGGTTCATCCCATGGCTCGGCGCGCAGAGTAATGCGGTTGACGTGTACGCCGGTCTCTCCGGCTTCCATGTAGGTGCCAGGGCGCTTGGCGATGGTACGGGTTTGGAATGTCATGCTGCGAAGCCTCTGCGCTTTAGGGTTTCCGGGGTGACAAGGCGCAACTCAAGCATCAGCCGCGCCAAACTTGGGGAAATTGCTGTCTGCGGAACGCGAGCGGCGGGGTCATTGAGATGCTTTGCCCAAAACTCGGCCACGGCATTAGGGTTTTGCGTTGAAGCGGTTTCGTCCATGTCCTGCCAGCGGCGCTGATTTAGGAATGTTGCGGCATAGATCGCCGTGGCCTCGGGGTGTGCCTTCCGCCATGCGGTGAACCAATCCACACAGCGGGCGACGACGATTTCCCGGTCTGCGGGTTTAACCTTATTCCAAGCTTTCTCTGCCTGAGACTTCGCCGCCTTGTTCGGCCACCTTTGCCAAAAATCATCAAACGAAGGCCCCCTTGGGGGTATGGGGGTTTCTTCTATTCTATTCTCTTCTATTCTGCTTGAAGCATTAGCTTGCGGCGCATCGTTATCTTCCAATGACTTAGCGGCCATTTCAGCGCGCTTTCGTCCACCTTTCGACCCTCGAAGTGCGGCTGAACCTGACGTGAGTTGACGCTGAACCAAGTCTGAACGCGCGCGTTCGTTCCAGATTTTGCCGTCCTCAATCACCACTTTCCCGGCTGAAACTAGCGCGTCCAGAAGCGCCCGCGCCTTGCGTGTAGATGACCGGAACAGGCCCGCCAGCACGCGGTCATTGTTCGGCACCGGGCCATCATGCTTGTGAATAGCATTGACGATTCGCAGATATGCGGCCTCTTCCTCAAGGCTTAAATCGGCAGTGCCAAAATCCCACGCGGCGGGGTCCATCTTGTAGAATCCGCTCACTCGCCGCGCCTCGCTTTTTCGCGCGCAATCGCGGTGCCGATGGTCGTATGGTCCCGCCCGCCAATGCAGCGGCCAATGCGCTCCATTGAATAGCCTTCCCTGTGCGCCATGTAACAAACCAAATCGCGGGCCATTACAACGGATGCCACGCGGCTTGCGCTTAAAATGCGGTCAATATCCACGCCGCTTGTCGCTGCTACGGCGCGGACGATTTTACGGATACCGGCGTCTGGAAAGCGGATTGCCTCGGCGGCAACAATATCGGCGGGGGTCATTATCATGCCGCACCTACCAGCTTGATTGCATCATCGACCGATCGGACGACATGCACCGGCCATGCCGCGTGAAACACTTCCTGATCCGGCGTCAGCTTGCCCTTCGGCCCCTTGACTTCGACAAGCCAAAGCCTGCCACGGCGGGCAACGAGTATGTCCGGCACGCCTTTGCCCAGGGTATGCATGTGCATGACGCAGCAGCCCACCTTGCGAAGGGCCGCGACGATTTCCGGTTGGTTGATGTCGGCCTTAGCAGCCCTCATTCTGCCGCCATAGCAAACAGATCACCGACAGACGCGGCGGCTTCGGATAGGTTCTTTCCGGCCTGTGCAGCGTATTCCGGTTTCAATTCAAACCCGAGATAACGCCGGAATTGCTTGATCGCCTGATAGCCGGTCGATCCGATGCCATTGAACGGGTCCATAACGACATCGCCGGGTTTGCTGTATAGCCGCAGGCAACGGTCGATCACGTCGAGTTGCAGCGGGCAGACATGCCGCTCGTCACCGACACCCTTGATCCGGTTAAGAACGTTGCCTTGCTGAATATCCATCCAGACAGGCGAGGCCAGCCGCTGCCACTCGTATACGTCAAATTCAGCGAAGGGGATCAGCGCCTCAATCTGGGCCGCTGTAGGGGTTTCTGAGGCCAGCCCAAGACGGTGCATTTCATGCAGCCATGATTTCGCAATCTTGACCGCCTCTTTTGTGTCACCTGGGGCGCAATGCTCTACACGATCCGGGTTATCGCCGGGGGCGCGGAAGAACAGCATATAGTCGGGCATCCCGACGCGGTTCATGGTGCTGTCTTTGCGGATTTGCTTATAGAGCAAGCCCAGCGCCTTGGTGCGCTGCATTTCAACTACGGGGTCTTTCCAGATGGTTGCGCGCCCGTGGTAGATCATCCCTGCCGCTTGATGTGCTTCCACCAGCGCGCCCGAAAAATCCTGCAATCCGATAAACCAATGCTTGCCCTTGCGGGTCGGAAGGTCGGTGCAGTGGACGCAAACCATCCGCCCCGGCTTCATAACTCGGGTCAGGGCTTCGGCAAAAAACCGATACTGCGCCATGAAGGCGTTACCCTCGCCCGCGTTGCCAAGGTCACGTTCACTGTCCGAATAGACAAACAGATCGCCGAAGGGCGGCGAAAAGATCGTGCAATCCACCGACGCCTCGGGCATGGCGTGCATCCCCTCAATGCAATCGGAATTGTGCAGCGCCCATCCGGGGCCGGAATACTCAGGCTGTTTCACATTGCGCTCCTGATCCATTCGGGGAAGGCCAGATCAAGCGGGCGGTCGTAAACCACCCGGCGAACGCCTTCCGATTGCGCGGACCGCATAGCGTTAGCCATGCGCCGCTTCATTTCGTCGTGCTTGTCTGATTTCGTGTTGATGACGTTCCAGATGGACGCCTCAGTGTCGGCAATCACAATGTCATTGCGGACTGTCTCGGATTGCCCGAAACGATGCGACCGGCGAACAGCCTGGTAATGCTGCTCGTATGAAAAGCTGATCGACGCAAAGACCGCATGGGCGCAGTGCTGCCAGTTCACCCCAAAGCCTGCAAGTTTCGGCTTAGTGACAATGACGCGGTATTGCCCGTCTGCAAACCCAAGCAACCGCCGCTCTTTCTCGTCGGGGTCCAGATCGCCGCGCACTTCAACCGCGCCGTCGATCATCTTTGCCAGCATCGCGCTTTCGTCGTTTGTCTCGCACCATACAGTCACGGGCTTGTCGTGACTTGCCAGATCAGCGGCAAGCTGGCACCGCTGCTTTAGCGTCAACCGCTTTTCCTCGTGAAACGAGGTTGCGGACATTTCGGGGATACGGAACAGCATCCCATCGCCGATGTTATCCATCCGGTCGGCTGCAACCTCATGCACGCGCCGGTCGATCTGCGGCAGGACGTATCCGGTATCATCCCCGCCAAGGTCAGACGGTAGAGTTGCGCATCGCGCCCATGATGCGACAAATGCCCAAAAGTCTTCCGCAGCATGTCCCTTGAGACGCCATTCCTGCGAAGCCGTGGCGGTGTCATTGATAAACCACTTGGATAGCATTTCCTGCTGGCGCATGACGCCAAGAAACTCTGCATGGTTGCCGAGTTCGGTATGGTCGTTTGGTGACGGCGTTGCGGTTGCCGCCAGCTTGTACGGCGTGACTTCAAACGCCTCTTGGATCAGCGCGCGGGTCCGGCCTGCGTAGCTTTTCAGGATGCTGCTTTCGTCCAGAATGACCGCGCCGAAAGACGCAGGATCAAGGCGCTGCAACCGCTCATAGTTGGCAACCATGATACCCGCGCCAACTTCGGCTTGATCCCTGATCTGGCGGGCATCAATGCCGAATTTTTGCCCTTCGCGGACCATCTGCCCCGCTACCGCAAGAGGCGTAAGGATCAGGGACGGCTTGCCGGTTTCCTCTGCGCACTGGCGGGCAAATTCCAGTTCAATGAAACTCTTGCCCAAGCCAGTATCCAAGAAAGCTGCAGACCGCCCGCGTTCCAAGGCGAAACGCAACACCGCGTCTTGGTGCGCTTTTGCGGCATTGTTGATCGGGCGCGGCGCAAAGCCTGCCAGCTTTTGCACCGGCGCGCGGGATGCGATGAATTGCCGGTATTCTGCCAGCGATGATTTCATTTCATCCCCCGTGCCAGCGCCCGATGCACGGCCTCATATCGGGCCACGGCTTCGGCATCGCGGTTGCAGACGCGGACAGCACGGCGGGCAATTAGGGTTTCCACATGCGGGCGGCGGAATATGGACAGGAAGCGGCGGATCATGCGCCCTCCTGCATTTGTTCCAGAGCGCGAACGGTCGCTTCATAAAACCGGGCATGTGCGCCGTTCCGCCGGTCCCGCATCATGCGGTAGAAAGCCAGCTGGCCCTCGAGATTGTCGATGTTGTACGTCCCGGACCATGTTCCGGCGCTAAGGCGGAATGACTGGCCGTCTGACGACAAGACGGCGAAGGGAACAACGTCGGTCATATCGCCACCGCTATCTTGTCGTGCGTGCCGTCCAGACGGGCGATCAGCGCCCGCAATTCCGCCCGCTGCGCCGGTAGAAGAGCATCAAGCGCCTCGTCCAGATTGATCTGGTACAGCCTCTCAGCGTAGCCCTTGACCGCCGCCAGAAGCAGCCTCGCCTCGTCACGGTTAGGTTCACGGGTCTGCGTTCCAGCCGCCGCCAATTCGGTGACGGTCGCGCCGCGTTCAACCATATCCTCGAAGGCATCCTCGGGGATGGTGGCGATACGCTGCGCGGTCTTGGCTTGGCGTTCAGAGAAACCGGCATCGGCGGCGGCAGACTTTCGAGAAAGAGGGACGGTGCCGTCCATCTTTGCCTCTGGCGAATTATGCAGTCCCGTTGCAGGTTCCACCATCTTCAACAACTCCCCGGCCCGCCGCATGGCCCGCGCCCGGATGCGCTTGGCCATATCCTCAAGCTGGGTATCGCCCGCCTGTTTGGCGTAGGATGCGAGGGCAGACGCTTTGTCTGCCCAATCCTTGCATTCATCGACCGACACGCAGGCACGCAGCGCGCCCTTCGCGGCATGGTAGCTGGAAGGCAACCGCGCCGTGTTTGTGTCGATGGTGGCTAGGTCCATCATGGCCGCACCGTCACATTGGAACCGGCAAAGCGAACAACTTGGCTTCCAAGCCGGATGGAGTTGATCGTTTCATTCACCCGGTAAGCATTCCAAGCCCGCGCGACGGCAACAGCAGCGGAACTCGGGCCACTGCCCGCCAAATGTGTGTCGCGCATCCAGTCAAGCAGCGTCTTGCGGGGGTCGCCCTTACGCAAACCATCGTCTCGGGCAATCCCTGTCCAGAATGACGTTGCCACCATCGTGTCAGCGCGAAACGTCACAAACGCCGCCGCCGCAATCTGTGCGCTGCGAAGTTTGCCCCTGATCTGGTGCGGGGCCAAATTGACGCACTCGTCGTAAAGTGCGGCTTCCTTTGCCCACTCTGCCGCAAGCGACAAAGTTTCCTCCGGTGTATAGGCTCGGGTGGCAGAGCCGTTGTTCGGGCGCATTCCGTTATCAATGACAACTGCCGCCGATGCGGTGACGCGCGCCATTGTGGCGGTCAGGCCCATCGACTCTGCCGCACTCACGCCCGCCAACACGTTCGACATCGACCGCTTGCGCAGCGTTGTGTCATAGGTCCAAAACAGGCTAGCCAAAGCCTTTTCGTGCGGCACTTCATGGATCAGGACGTTCCAAACGACGTTCACGGCGGCTTCTACCTGCGCCAGCATCCTGTGATGGCCGTCAACCAGTGTCAGCTTGCCGTCCGGCGTGCGGGCAAACTCGATTGCGCCGCCCGAACGCCAAGCGCCGCTGCGCATCATCCGGGCCAGTGCGGAAATGTGCTGCTTCGCTTTCTTTTCGTCGCGGTTGAACTCATAGCGCAGGTCGGTGAACACCTTGTTTGCCTGCGCCGGTGTCCAGCGAACAAGACCTTGCGTGACAAAGGCGTAATGGTCTTTCGCCGCCTCAAGAGAAGTGATATTGTTCATTTGCAAGTCCTTGGGGGTCGCGCTGCGGTGCGGCCCCCTTTTTTGTTGGGACAGCCGCAGCCCTGTATCGGAAATAGGGGCGCGTTCATTCCGCTGCCCCTTGCGCCAAGGGGGCCTGCTCTTGACGATCAGCTAAGGTGTCCCCATGTGCGGTTGCGACGGCCCATGACCCGACAGGGACTTCACCGCCTGTCTCCGCCTCGATCCGAACCATCAGATCGAAGCCGGGACGGCGATACCCCGAAAGGTACTGGCTAAGGACGTCTGCCCGGATTCCGATTTTCTTAGCAAAATCAGACTTGCGGCGCTGTTTGAGGTACTGGTTGAGTGTCTGCATGGGGTGATTTTAGCCAATGGCTAAACGAAAGGCAAGAGCATGTTTTGCTATTCGCAAATAGACGTCGCGCCGCCGCGCCGCCAAAATGCCCCCATGGCGCTAAACATTCGCATACGGGAAATCCGCAAGGCCAGAAGGATGACGCTGGCCCAGCTTGCTGACGAGGTGTCGGTATCGACCCCGCACATTTCCGAGGTTGAACGCGGCCTGAAAAACCTGAACAATCACCTTTTGGAACGTATCGCCCGCGCGCTTGGGGTCACACCAAGTGATCTGATCTCAGACGGCAGCGACTCCATACAGATCAGTGAACTTGTCGCACGCCTGGACGCCCGCGATAAGGCGCGTGTTGCCGCCTTTGCGGAAGCTCTTCTGAAGTCTCAAGAAGAAACAAAGCAAAGCTGATCACCGCAACGCGATGCTCGCCTGTAAGCGCCTCAAAAAGCGCTTCGGTCGTTTCGATTGTGCTGTCTTGCTGCACCATACCCCACCCCACTTCGGAACATTTAGAACAAATCACGAACCCGGCGCTGCGACAAGCCCGCAAATTGCAGTGCCGTCACAAAACAAGCCGTAAGGTTGCGGGCGCGGGACCGTGCCGGTGGATTTTCCATTGCAGCGCATAGCTTTACCGGGTGCCGCCGTCGCGTGGAAATTTTTTGCTCTAAGCTAAATTATCCGTTGCATACTGTTTAGCTAATCGCTAAAGTCTTCCTCACAGGGCGCGACACATGAGCCGCCTGGAACAGAGGGAAGAAGATGAAACCTTACATCGTAACGACTGAATTTCGCGGCGTGTTCTTCGGATACGCTGATGACGTGAGCGGCGACACTATCACGCTCACCAATGCCCGCAACGCGATCTATTGGTCCAGCAAGACCGGCGGGTTCATGGGGCTGGCGAGCGACGGCCCCGGCGCGGGCAGCCGGATCGGGGCCGTTTCCGACATCGTGCTGCGCAAGGTGACTGCGGTTCTGCCGGTCACGGATGCGGCTGCTGCGGCATGGGAAGCGGCCAAGGTGCATCGTGGATAACGACGGCTACGGCGACGGCTACGGCTCCGGCTACGGCTACGGCTACGGCTACGGCGACGGCTACGGCTACGGCTACGGCTCCGGCTACGGCTACGGCTCCGGCTACGGCTCCGGCTACGGCTACGGCGACGGCGACGGCGACGGCTCCGGCGACGGCGACGGCTCCGGCTACGGCGACGATCAATAGCCCACATCTTGCCATAACAGGGCGCAAGCCGCCCGTTTCGGAGGAAAGACAGACATGACCGAAATCGAAAAACCACTGCGCCGCGTTGCTGCTGGCGCGATTTGGCACTTTGTTGATGGCGTCAAAGTTCACGGCCCGCATGACCGCATTGAGGGCAACGTGTCCGGCATCCGGGGCAACGTGTCCCGCATCTGGGGCAACGTGTCCGGCATCGAGGGCGACGTGTCCCGCATTGAGGGCAACGTGTCCGGCATCCGGGGCGACGTGACCGGCATCCGGGGCAACGTGTCCCGCATCGAGGGCAACGTGACCGGCATCTGGGGCGACGTGTCCGGCATCCGGGGCAACGTGTCCGGCATCTGGGGCAACGTGTCCGGCATCTGGGGCAACGTGTCCGGCATCCGGGGCGACGTGACCGGCATCCGGGGCAACGTGTCCCGCATCGAGGGCGACGTGTCCCGCATTGAGGGCGACGTTTCGCTCATACCGGAAAGTGCGCGCCCCTGCGCGATTGCGGATTGGGTGCGCGACTAACCCTTAATCACAGGGCGCAATCCGCCCGTTTCGGAGGAAACAATGCAACACCCTGACTTCATCGTTCACCAGCTTGCGGGCGTTCTGCGCGTTGCTGATCTGGTCGCGTACCGCCGCGCCCCTGCGCCGCGCATATCGCTGAAAACCCCGGTTGCCGTTCGCTATCTGGCAGACCTGACCGACCCGGCGGGCCGCTAACATGGGGGCCGTAGTCACATTCCCCCGCAATGAAACCGCGCTGGCCGATGCCCGCGCCGTGCTGCGCCGTGAAACGGCAAGCCCCGAAGAACTGCGGGCCGCGTGCAACACGCTGATGCTGCTCGGATCACCGAGTGACGTGGAACTGGCCCGCCTTGTGATGTGGGAACAAACAGCGCGCGACCGCCTTGCAGCGTGGCAAGCGTACTCGACCGGAAGGATTTCGCGGGATGACGATGCCCCGATGCGCCGGGTGTATCTTTCCGATGCGCTGCTCGTTGCCGGGTTCTTCGCGCTGCTGTGGCTGATGCTGGCGGTGACGCAATCATGAGCATCACCTATGGACACATCAACCTTGACGGTTGCGGCGGCGGGACGTGCATAGAGGTCGCGGTGCAGTGGGATTGGGAGCCGGGATATGCCGGAGACCGTATCGACCCGCCAGAGCCGGAAGGCGCTGAGAACATCAGCGTCATTGGGTGGCGCTGGCCGAAGCAAACCGTGTGGACAACGCCTGACAAGAACATGGAGCAGGTCTTGTGCGAGTGCGTCACGGTGGAGTGGCTGCTGACCGAAGGCGACCGTGACGATTACCCGAACGCTTGGCGGGATGCGGCGGAATGAACATCGCAACTGAGATTACAGACACGCCTATCGGCTCAATCTGGTTGGCTTGGCTTGCCAAATTGGGCGATGCCAGCCCGCACGGCATTGGCGATACCGAGTCCGATGCGATTGCCGATCTGCTGACACTGATAGAGGGAACAGACGAATGACCGACCACAAGACAGTTTACGCCGCGCTTGCCGCCGCACAGATGGAAATGGGCAAGGCGCTGAAAGACAGCACCAACCCCGCGTTCAAGTCGAAGTATGCCGATCTGGCCTCGGTCATGGACGCTTGCCTGCCCGCGTTGAACCGCAACGGCATAGCGGTATTCCAGCCGACCGTGGACGACGAAAGCGGGCGCTACGTCAAGACGATCTTTGCCCATACCAGCGGGGAAACCGTCGAGTGCCGGGTGCCGCTGATCGTCGGCAAGAACGACATGCAGGGGTATGGCTCCGCTGTGACCTACGCCCGCCGCTATGGGCTTATGGGCATGGCCGGGATTGCCCCGGAAGATGATGACGGCAACGCGGCTGCAAAGGCACCGCCGCCTAAGCATTCCAGCACCGAAGCCCTGCGCGATGCATGGCGGGATGGCGTCTTGGACAGCCTGCCCGACGACGCCACGCCCAGGGCGAAAGCAGAAGCCTTCGCGCTGGCAATCATCAAGGATTTTGCAGTGAAGTCGATGCCGACCTTGGAAGGCCGCTGGGACCGGCACGGGGCAATCATCGACAGCCTGCGGGACCGGCACGCTGATTTGTTTGCTCAGGTCATTGATGCTTACGAAATGCGGAAGAACGAAATCACCGACGGCGCAGCACAAGGAATGGCCGCAGAATGAAAAACATCACCATCGCGGGAAACATCGGAAAAGACGCTGAAACCCGCCGCACGCAAGGCGGGGATGCTGTGACCAGCTTTTCCATCGCCGTCGAGGACCGTATCCCGAAGGAAAAAGGCACCATCTGGTTTCGCTGCTCCCTCTGGGGAAAGCGCGGCGAAGCCTTGGCGCAATACCTGACCAAGGGCAGCAAGGTTGCCGTGTCGGGTGAACTGTCGATTGAGGTCTATGAGGGCAAGACGAACCTGACCGTCAAGGTGGATCAGGTGACGCTGCTCGGCGGAGGCCAGGACGACAATGTATCACGCCGCGATACGGCCCGTCAGGCACCGGCTGGATATGGCGCGGGCGGACGGCCCGATCTGGACGACGAAATCCCCTTCTAATACCGCGCACGTCTCCTCCCCGTAGCGCGGGAAAACCCCCGGCACTGTCTTCTCCCCGGTGCCGGGGGCAACTGAAACAAAAGGAACGAATGATGAAATGGCAACCGATTGAAACAGCGCCGAAGGACCGGATAATTGATCTATGGTGTCCAGAAGGCGGGCGCTACCCGGATGCCATTTGGGATGTCTGTTGCGGTGTCGAAGGGTGGACCGACGCAAACCATCACGGAAGTCTGGGGGGCGGGTACTTCACGCACTGGATGGACACGCCCGAGCCGCCATGCGCCGAGTAATAACCATCCGCGACACAACCGACCGAAACCGGCTGCGCAAATGGGTTGACGCCGCGCCTATTGGGTTCCGCGTCGAGTTTAAGGAACCCACGCGCAGCTTGGCTCAGAATGACCGTTTATGGGCTATGCTGGCAATCATCGCCAAGGAAGCGCGCATTAACGGCATGGCCTATGACGCCGAGGCGTGGAAGTGCATCTTCATGAAGGCAATGGGCAAGGAAGCGCAATTCCTGCCGACACTGGACGGGACGCAATTCTTCCCGACCGGGTTTAGGTCATCGGATTTGTCGGTCAAGGAAATGACCGACCTGCAAACGTCGATTGAGGTATATGCGGCGGAACAGGGGATTGCGTTGGAGAAAGCGGCATGACCTTCAACCGCTGGACCGAACCGCACTTCAAGCCGCCGAAGATCAAGAACGGCACGGCTGCGGGGTTGAAGCACATGGGCCGGGTAAAGCAGCTTCCTTGCGTGTGTTGCGGGGCCACCCCGACAAGCGCGCATCATTGTATCAGCGGGCGCTATTCCCAAGCCAAGGCCAGCGACTTCGACACGATTCCGCTGTGCTACGAACACCACCAAGGGGCCACGGGTATTCATGCGAACAAGGCCGCATGGGAAGCGACGTATGGACTGGACACCGACTATCTTGCTGTGACGAGGGATATGCTGGCGGGCGAGTATGTATCGCCCTGGACCGCAAAACGGAGGGAAGGCGAATGAGTGATGATCTGGTGAAGCGGCCTGTGCTGCGCATCTACACTGAGGCGACATCGGACAAGGGCGGGATATGGGCGTTTCAGCCCTATGCATGTGTGCATACCGTCTTTGTGGAAGAAAGCAATTACCGTGATCTGGAAGACCGCGCCGAAGCCGCAGAGGCAGGCAACGCGCGACTGCGGCAAAGAATACAGAACCAGACCGATCAGATAAACGGCTTGGAACGGTCACGGCGCAGGCTGGAAAGCCTGATGGCCGGGGCAGATCGTCGCGTTGCGGTGGCAGAGGCAGACAACGCGCGGCTGCGGGCCGAACTCACAAACGCCGCAGACTCGCTTGATTGGGCTGATGCTCACTTGGAAGATGCTGGCGTTGTCAGTGCCAATGTCCGCTACGGCGCGAGAGACGCCCTCGCCCTGATCGACAACCCCGGAAAGGAGGTGATGCCAAGTGAAGCCCGGTCCAATCGAGCAGCGCATGACATAGGCCCCGGCGATCAAGCGGTTGCCGGGGCCGCGCCAGTGACGGTTCAGGAAGCGGCGCGGGTGCTGCTAAAATGGGAAGCGCAGCAGGGGGCCGTCCATGACGCATGTTCCGGCGTTGTGAAGGTGTATCGCTTTAATCGGGTTCTGGAATCCTTGGCTGCCCTCGCGCAGAAAGGAGACAGCCATGAGTGACCGCCGCCCTACGATGCAAGACGAAGCTGACGCGCAACTGAAATGGATACGCGAAAACATGCGTGACATCGCCAAAATCGACAAATGGTTTGCCGAGGCTACCGGATGGGGCAGTTGGATGGTGGACGCGGCGAACGAGCGCGAGGGGCTTGTAAATGCCCTGCGCAAAGAGGGCCACCAGATCGAGCATAAGCACCAAGCCCGATCCAGCACAGGAGGCCGCGTTGATTGACATTGCCATGAGTGACCTGCCAGAGCGGATTTGGGTTTGGCGCAACGAGCCGGGCAACGAAGTGGTTATTTCTGTGCCGGGCCTTCCATATCCCACGGGAGCGCCGGAATACATCCGCAAGGACATCGCAGACGCGGCTGTGAAGGCGGAGCGGGAGCGGGCCGACAAAGCGGAGGCCGACTTGCGTGTTTCGGTTGGCGGCTGCGATGCAAACGCAGGATGGTCGCATAAGCCAATATCGATTGACGGCGGCAAATATTTCTTCTGCCAGAACTGCGGAGAAACACTGACAAATGCCGTCGCAAAGCGCCACATCGCCGCCGCCATCCGCAAGCGGGAACAGCCATGACCGCTTGGGCAATCGCCTTGATCCTGTACTCCCTGCCGATCTTGGCAGGCATCCGACATTTCGATGACGTTACCGAGGACTGCCGGGAATGGATGCGGTCGGAACATGGGGAGTGGTTCCCAACCCTTGCGCCATTGATGGCTGCGATCAGCCTGATCCTGTGGCCCCTTTTAACCGCGATTGAAGCCATTGAGCGGAAGGACGACGAGCCATGACCCTGGATAAGCTGATCGAAGCGGTGGAGAAACTGCACGCCGATATTGTGGCCAAGCGCAATTCATGCCGCGTTGAAGTGGATAGTGGTAAATACCATTTGGCCACTACCTTTTCGTTTCTCCACGGCCAAGCGATGGCTTACACTCGCTGCCTTGAAATCCTCAAAGCAAAGCAAGCGGAGGGGCGGGGATGACCATGCACCTCGCGTCCTATCTGGCGAACAACTGGGGGACTTGCGCGGTGTCGCATTGCCGTTGCCGATGCTCACGGCCCAAATGCACCTGCGGCGGCGGGACATGGCTCGGCGTGGCCTGCCCGGATTGGACGCCCTGCGGCGCGACGAATTATGCGGAATTGAAGGTGTGGCAAGCGGAGGGGCGGGGATGATGGACAGAACCGTAAATACCAGCGGGCCAAACAATCGTCCGCCCGCGCTTCCAATAGCAGTATGCGCCAATACCATCTTGGTTGACGGCCTCATAAAAGATAAATGGATCGACAATGATCTTCGGGACCAAGAAATCATTGCTCTTTACCAAGGGCAGATGAAAGCCTTGTGTCGCCAGATTTACGAAGCCCAAAAAGGCAATGAACGTCGCGTCTACGCCAATAATTGGGTCGCCCGTTGGCTGGAAGATACTGAAACACTTCGAGCGGAGGGGCGGGGATGAAGAATTTCCGAATGTGGATGATTGGGCTACTAGCCCCAGAGAAAATCTTACACAGTGCTGCATTGGCGCGGGCTGACAACCACGAGGCTCACCGCCTTGCAACCTATGACACGATGCTGTCAAAAGCTGTTGACTTGGCCTGGGCCGGTCATGATGTGGAGTTGCGCTGCACAAATTCGGGGTGGGTTGAATTTCGGTCAAAGCCGACACCACACGCGACTGGAACACTGAACAGGGTGGCAATAAATGACAATCGTTGAACAAGTGGACGCGCTGCTGAGGTCCGCCGCAGCATTGCCGGATGGGACAAGCGCTCTTTTCTACGCCGCGACATTGCAAACGCGGATGATGACCGAGGCTGAAGCCGTAAAGACGTTCAAGGCTGCGCGTCAAGACGCCATGAAACTTTTGCCGCAGCTACAGTGACAGCGATGACCCGCCCTACGCCCGCCGCTATCCGCGCCGCTGCTGAAATGGCGGCAAAGCTGGGCGTCACAATCCGGCTGGAAGGCGACGCCGTGCTTGTGATGCCAAAGCCCGAAGATCGGGCGGAAGATGCCTTTGACCTTGTAAGGATGAAAAGATGACCGAATGGATCAAAACGACAGATCGTCTCCCCGAAAAGCCGGGTAAGGCGTACTATGAACATGTTGGCTGTCTGGTTCGTTCGCACGGTCAAACATTGATTCGTCCTTGGAATTGCGAACATCTTTGCTGGGATGATGAATACGGGGATGATTTCTTTGCCGCCCCTTTGGATGTAACCCACTGGATGCCGCTTCCCGAGCCGCCAGATGAAGCGTGACCTGCCCGCGTATTGCTACCTGCTGAAACGCGGGCCGCGCCGATACATCGAGTTTCGGCACAACGGCGTGTCGGTGCTGATGAAGGAAGCGCCGGGAACTCCCGCCTTTGCCTTGGCCTATGCCAAGCTGTTGAACGGGGTGACGCCAAAGCCCACGGCAACCTCGTTCACCGCTCTGGTCGCGGATTACAGGACATCGCCGCAATGGGAAAAGCTGAAACCCCGGACGCAGGCCGACTATGGGAAGGTGCTGGATTGGGTTGTGGACGTGCTAGGGCCGCTGCCCGTGGCCGGTATGCGGCGGAAGGACGTGATACGCGCGCAGGCCGAGAATGCCGACCGCACGCGGTTTGCCAACTACATTGTCCAGGTGCTTAACGTGCTGTTCGACCGCGCGCTTGACATAGGCTGGCGCGACGATAACCCGGCCAAAGGTGTAAGCCTTCTGGCGACACCGGACGACCGCAAGCGGGCGCATGTGCCGTGGACCGATGAAGCCGTTGCAACCATGCGGGCGCAGTCATTTGGTATGCCGCGCCTGATCTTCGAGGTTGGAATCGGCACGGTACAGCGCCCCGACGATTGGACCCGGTTCAAGTGGGGCGATTATGACGGGGACACCATTGCACTGCGGCAAGGCAAGACCGGCGTGAAGCTGGTTATCCCCTGCACGGAGGCATTGCGCATGGCGATGGACGCTGAGAAGGCGCGGCTCAATCCGCACCCGGCGCGGTCAATCCTGACAAGCGTGCGGGGCCTTCCCCTGACCTATCGGCGCATGTCGGAACTGATGCTGGCCGAACGCAAGCGGCTGGGGTTGCTGGGCTATGACCTGCACGCGCTGCGCTATCGCGGCGTGATGGAATTAGCCTGGGCGGGCTGCACCGACGACGAGATTTGCAGCTACAGCGGGCATAGGACTAAGGAAATGGTGGCGAAGTACGCCGGGGAAGCGCGGCAAATCATGCTGGCGCGTAGTGCGAGAGGGAAACGGAAATGACCAAAGAGGTTTTTTGCGATGCTGAGGGCTTTGACGACGTTCTTAAAGAAGAGGGCGCTGGCACAACGGTTGTTGGGGTCTCCCACTATGACTTTATAAGCATCACCGTAGCCGCCGCCCTGCGTGACCGCGCCGAACTGCGCAACCTTCTTGCAACCGTTAAGCGCCTCAAGGTGGGCGTGGCTGTCGGGATGGAACAAACCGCGCCCGAACCGTGATTCTTTGAACGCTTGCGTTATTTTTTTGAACGCGGTAGCTAAGTCATTGAAAGGCGGGTTGGCGGAGAGGTTACGCAGCGGATTGCAAATCCGTCCATGCGAAGGCGACTTTTCCCCGTAATATCAATGACAAAGCCCGCGCCGCGTTCAAAGACAACAGCCCCGACAAAAGGGGAACGTATCGGGAAAGTTTGAACGCCTCACACCCCCCGCACCACGTTGCGCCCGTCCTGCGTAGCCCGCAGGGTCGCCCCGATCAGGTCCGATGCCAGCCCCAATGCCGCCCTGTCTGTGAGTGGCACTACGGCAACCTCTTTTCCGTCATCGAAGATGTGCAGCGTGAGGCCGCGAAGGATTGCGAATTTCATGCGATTGCCTGTTGGCATTGTAAGCGGCGCGCTTATATTGAGGATATAGAAACACGGGAGCGAACGATATGACGAACGAACCGACGAACGGATGGACTCGCGCGGAAATGCTGGATTTCCTCATGGCTCAATTTCACGAAGCAACCAGCCCCGACGCTCACCAGAGCCTGAGACGTAAGCGCGGAAGCCCGCCGGTCTTGATAGTAGCCCCGCAGTGTCGGGGGGGTAACACTTCCCTTCCTTTCCTGCGCCTCAATCCCGAGGCGTAGCAATCAGAGGGAAACACCACATGATGAAAATCCAAGAAAACCGCTCTTTCGGCCCGCCGTGGGTTATCGTCAATCGTCACGGGATTGAGGTCGCGGCGGCGCATGTTCGCGCCGATGCCGAGGCTTATCTCAAAGGCGATATTTCACGGGACGAATTGTTCCGCCGCAACGACCTTGCCGAAAAGCTTGGGGCCTAACCGCCTTCGGGCGCACACATCAATGAAGGAGAAAACGACATGACAGCCAAATACTTCACAACCGCCGATGGCCGCATTGTTTGCGGCGAGATTGTCAGCCTGCCGGTATTGGCGGTGAACAGCGAATTCGGCGTTGGACTTGCGGTGTACCTCGGAGAGGCATCGAGCCTGAACGACGCGGCGTTGATGGCGTGGGGCCAAGGTTTCCAGCCGTTGAAATATGACCATCGGCCTTCGCCGCCGGTTAGGGCTATAGCCGCCTCACATTCCATTGTCGCCAGCAACGGCGAGACCTATCACGAATGGATTGAGGTTCCGGTCGCGGCTAAGGTTATTGCGGCATGACCCCTGCCGAAATCAAAGCCGCCCGCCTGCGTTTGGGTATGACGCAGGCGGAACTGGCGGAAGCCCTGGGCTACGCTCACAAGCAGTCGATCAGCGACCTTGAGCGTGGCGTGAACAAGCCGCCAACGGCGGTACAGATGTTGCTCAAAATGCTTATCGTTCAATCGGGTCCAGCGCCCTAAGCACCAGCCCGTCGCGCCGGTCAAAGGTCATGCTTTGCAGCGCCCGCCTGCCGCCGTATCCCATCGACGCCGCGTAGGCATCCGGGGGGCAGAACGCCCGAAGGCTTTCATACCGCAGCGGGCCAAGGTCTTTGGCATGGTCGTGATGCACATGCCCGACAAGGTAGTGCCGGTGACGGGTATCCGACCAGAACGGGCAAACGTCTGACAGGTACAGCGCCATTTGCTGCGGCTTGCCCTTGTCCCCGTGGTGCGCAAATATCGCGCACTTGCCCCATTGCAGCATGAACAGATCACGGGGCGACTTGTCCACTTCCACGCGGGATTCCAAGCGATAGCGTTCCCCAAGCGCGAAGGTCAGCACCAAATGGCTATGGGGATCGTGGTTGCCGCGAAGCACCCTTACGGTCACGCTAGCATGTTTTGCTAGCAGGCGGTCCACGGTTTCCGCGATGATTGCAATGCCTACATCAAGCACCTTATGGAATCGACCGTCCATATCCAGCTTGTGCTTTGAAGCCGGGGTTTCTGCGCGGGTATCGTCGCTGTGGAAATAATCGCCGCCGATCAGCAGCACCGCCTTTTCCGCTGCCGGGGTCAGGGCCAGCACCTTTGCGAAGGCTTGCCGCATGTCCTGTGCGGCAAGGGTCAGGTCATAGTCCTGCCCGCCAGTTTCTTTGCCCCAAGCCTGCATCCCTACATGGGCGTCCATAAGCGGATACACGGCGCACAGATCGGCCATAACGGATTCCGGTGCAATGACAGGCTCCGCAGGGGTTAGCCCCTCCAGCGCCGCCCTGATACGCTCTGCAACGTCTTCCGGGGGCTGCTCAATCTTGTGGTATACCGAAAACCCCGGCTCGCCGTCTTTCGGGGGAACTTTTGTCCACATCGAATGCGGCACAAGCCCCGTGCCTACCGCGTCCATTGCCGTTTGCACGGCCAAGTCACGGCTGTTATTGACGCCAAGCGAACTGCGCGTCCACTCGCTCAATGTCCCCGGCCTGCATCCCAATTCACGGGCCGCAGACGCGATAGACCCGCCTTCGTCGAGGTGCCGTTTAATGGCTTCCAAGCGGCGGGCCTTTTCGTGTTCTGGCGTAATCATGCAGGGCTTCCGGGCGCAACAAACTCGCCGTTCACGCCCGCCGCAATCACGCAGGCCCGCCCGTCCGGCGCAACAAACAATACCGTCCAGCTTGACGTTTCGGCATTGAAAAACAGGACGGTGACAAGCCCCCGGCTGTCGATCCCGACAAACCGCTGCGCCTCGCCAAACTCTTTGGACAGCGCCGCCGCCATATCAGCATATCCGCCGCATTTGGCATCCGCGAAGGCAGGCATGGCAAAGCAGACGGCCAAGGCCGCTAGTGTCTTCATGGCTTCATCCTTTCCGTTATTTCAGGCAGGTTGCGTCCAGGGTGGCAATCAATGCCTGCCCCGTGACCACCGACTTATCGCCGCCGTCTGCCGCCAAAGCCGCCGCATGTGCGGTGCGTGGCGCATCCGTCGCATCACAAATGGCGCTATCGCTTGCCGCGCTCATGCAACCAGCTACGGGCCAGATCAGGGCTATCCACAATATCCGCTTCATCGGCTTTCTTCCTTGTTGCTGCATAGTCTTGCAGGCCCTCAGATTTGGCCTGCTGGCGGGCATGTCGCTTTCCCGCTAAGTAGATGCCCAGAAGCGCCAGAAGGGCCGCTACGGGCTTCCACAGCGCCGTGAGGATTGCGCTGGTCACTCCTTTGGCTCCTGCGCAATAAGCCGACCGACAAGACCGGCAATCGCCAGCCCAAGGGTGATGTACCCGCGCCAGTCAATCGGGATGACTGTCAGCGCGTCCGGGGGCAGTGTTTCCCACGCGGCTTGCAACACGCCGATTGCGACAAATGCTTGCACAGAAAACCAGCGCCACGCGCGGCGCGCATTGGGAACGAGCCTCATTTCTTTGGTCCTTTCTTGAACAGCCATGCCAAAAGCATGGTCCATAGCGATTGAGACCCTGTCGTCAAAACCGGTTGATGGTAGGAAACAGGGGTCTTACTGTCATCAACGGGTTTAAGGTCACTGGCTGTGACCACATTCGACACGGGCGGGACTTTCGGGCGCATTGATTGCACCACGGCAACGAAAGGCTCCACGTCCACCCCGGCGGCGTTCAAGCCGTCCCCGGCGTAATAGCTGCGGCCTTTCTTCGGCCCGTCCACTACCGGCAGGGATGCCCATTCCTTCGCCAACTCGTTGCAGAACTTGTTGACAGACAGATAGCCGTGAAGGAACCTGTCCAGGCCCCGGCGTTTCAGCAAAGCCATTGCAAGCCGATCCTGCCCCGCTTTGTCAAACTTGCTGTCCAGCGTCATCCCCGCCTCGGCATACAGATCGCGCAGGGTATCTTCCAATATCTGATACCGGCCCGCCGCTTCACTGCGATACATCGGGTCAATACGATCCTGCCACGCCAGCACTTCGCGGATGGTCATTTGTGTAAGCGGTTTCGGCGGGCGATGCGCCCCTTTGATACCACCCCATATTATGTCATACGCGCTCATTTGCAGCCGACGCGCCGCACCTTCGCTTTCGTGTTCGGCGATAAAGTCGAGAAGCTGTCTCATTTGCCACTCTCCACATCAATCCCAAAGCGCAAGCTGATGCCGACCATCGCTAGAAAGCCTAGAAACAGCATCACCGCGCGGGCGGTGCGGGTTCCAGACTCCACGCCGATTGTGACGTTTGCCATTCGCTCTAGCAGGCTGCGTTGCTGGCCCGGTTGCGGCACCATCAGGGCGTCATGCAATTCCTTGACAAGCGCCTGCGTTTCAGCCTGACGGGCCTTTATCTCTTCAAACTCTTGGCGTGTAACCGGGGCCATCATCACGCCTCAATCTCTGCGGCTGCGATAAACAGCGCGTCCAGGGCGGCATCGTCCAAGCCCACGGCTGCGGCCAGACTGGCAATCGTCGGGCTGTCCCGGCGAAACTCAATGGCGTTATCCCATGCCAGCTTTGCCAAGCCGCCCGCCGCATTGACGGCGGTTGTTGCGTCGGTCAGCTTTCCGGCGGCGGACAGTGCCGCAAAGGCTTGGAAGCGGGAGACTTTTGCTGTTGCCCGCCACGCGGCTAGGGTTTCTTCCGGCGTCGGTGCAGGCGGCACGGGTTCAAACGGCAGATCATCGCCAAGCCGCGCCGCTTCTGCGACTGCCCGATTCCAAAGTCCAGCCGGTGCAAAAGCATCATCGGGGATTACATGGTACGGGCCAGTGCCAAGATCGGCAACAAAGGTTCCGTCCGGTCTTTTGAACAAAAGATTCATTATGCAACCCTCCACGCAAATGCCACACCTTGACGACCGGCTTGCGCGCCAAGAATGGTTGCCCCCCCCGCGTTAACCCCCGAAGAGCCGCCGCTTGCAAATGTTCCGGAAGGTGCGTTGTATGCAAGCGAGTGCCACGCCCATGTTCCGCCAGCGGGCAGAACCATTGCGGTATTGTCAGGCACGTAAATATGAATCCATTGCCCCGCGCCCGCTGCGGTTTGCGGTAGCGGGGGCGCACCGAGCGCCGTCCGCGCCGCCGCTGCCGTGGTTGCCCCCGTACCCCCGGCGACAACCGGGCGGGCCGTGTTTGCGTCCGATTCCAGATCGGAGATCAGCGTGTTGAACACCACCGGGTCGATGATAGCGCCATCGACGGCGGCGCTGCCCGCTGGAAGGCTGTAGACCCCGGAGCCGTTTCGACTCATGGCAAACTCCTTGATTTCCGCCCGAAGGCGCATATGTTGGGGGGATGGAGATGGAAATGAACTTTGCGGGCGTGATGGCCGCTGTGTTCTTTGCGAACATGATGAGCGCGGCGCTCATCTGGGGCATGAGCCGTGCGTCCCGTTATCAAGACGAACGGAAGATTCCGGGTACTGTTTACGCGGCCCTGCTTTTACCGTTGCTGGTAGCGATGACGGCCTTTATCGGGGCTGGATGGACGCCGCCGTTCCTAGCCGCAATCTCTGCTCCATAAGGTCGCGCAGGGCGGTTGACGCTTGGGGCAAGTTGGGCAGGCCCCCATTGGCGACAAGCGCGCGAAGGGTCTCCGCCTTCCGGCGCGTCACGCCCTCCGCCAGCTTGCGCGTGCCAGCGGCGGCACCTAAACCCGCCACCAAGCCGGGAATGCCGCCTGCGAAACCCGCTCCGCCGATCTGTGCTAATTGCCCAAGACCACCGCCGAAAAGCTGCAACAGTTGTTCGGGAAAACTCCCGTTTACTACACGGCGCATCGCGGCCTTTTCGGCTTGGCTGAACCGGGCGGCGAGTTTCTTGTTTTGCAGGATATTCTTGAACTGTTGGCGGATGCCCGAAGATGCCCCGGACTTATAGTTCCCGCCGCCCGCTTCAATGGCGTTGTCAATCATTTGGCTTTTCGACATGCGGGACCACACATCGCGCGCCTTCGGGATTGCATCCTGTAGCGCGCGAACGTCTCCGGCAACCACATCATTCGGGCCAAGGTTCTTTATGAAATCATCAAGCCCTTCGATGATGGTCATTCCGGCTTTCTGGTCGGTCTTGTTTGCCACGTTCCCCGCTGCGGCACCCGCTTGGCGTCTCATTTGGTCCAGCGCCTTGAACGGAAGTGCAGCGGTCGGGTCAACACCCATGCGGGCGGACGCCTCGCCCATGATCTGATTTGCACGGGCGCTGTTTGGCGTAAGGCTTCCGGGACCGGGCAATTCATCAAAGCCGGTATTGGCCCGCAGATCGTCGAGGATGCCCCCGCGCGCCCGGTCAAACGCTTGCGGCGCAATCTGCACCCCGGCGTCGTCAACCTGCTGATAAAGGGCGTTCCCCATGGCCCGCAATTCATCGCTGGAAGGCGCGCCTTTAGCCGCTTGCCGAATAGCGGATTGCGTAGCACGGCTTTGCATCAGGGATTGCAGCGCCGAACCCGCGACTGGAATAGCTACCCCGACCGCTGCTCCCATGCCCGCCTGCGGCAACGCTTCGGCGGCGCGGTTCTGGAACCCTCCTTCACCTGCATTGAACCCGTAAGCGCCTGACATGGCCCCGGTCGTTGCGGCGCTTTTCGCCATGCGCAAAGGAAGACTGCCCGCTGATGCAATGGCACCGACGGGGGCGGCTATTGCGCCTGCGATTTCTGCGCCCGTGGTGATGTAAGGACGATCTTGGCGTGACTTTTCCAAATCCTTGCGGAAGAACGGCAGGGCTTCCTCGTAGTCGATGCCCGGATGGATGGACGCAACGCGCGCCGCCAGTTCGTCTCCAAGGCCGAAAGTAAGCCCTTGCAGCAAGCCGCCTACCGCAGCATGTCGCGCCGTAGCGGGCTTGTACGCGCCTGGGGCGTCAGGTGCGCGGGGTGTAACGGCCTGTTGAAACGCCCCCGACAGTTCCGACATGCCGTCAGGCTGTGCCAGCGCACGGCCCGCTGCGATTAGGCGCTGCGCCGCCGCCGTATCACCCGCCGCCAATGCCTTCTTGGCCGCTGCCCGGTATTGCTCTGCGGTGTAATCGGCCATCAGTTGCCCTCCAGCCATTTCATGTCATCAGCGGAAAGCCCCGGCGCGGGGGCAGCGCCGCCGGATATCACATTGCCAGATTGATCCATCTGCCACTGCCCTTCACCATAGGCGATGTCCAGCGCAAGCTTTTGGTAAGCCTTTGCCGCACGGACGTATTCTTTGGCGCTGGTCGAACTATTCATTGCGGTTACAGAGTTTCCGATTGCGCGGCGTTCGTCATCTGTCAGCTGACCAACCGCGCCACCCGTGGGGCTATTGTCGCGCATGTTCTGAACTTCCGCCAAAGCGGCGCTGTCGGTGATCTGATTTGTGCGATTGGCAAAATCTACGGCACTGTCGCCGGTCAGCGCGCGACCAAGCCCCGTGCGGCGGGCATCGCCCGCAACGCCCGTGACTGGCAATCCGCCGTCTTCAATTTCCGCGATATTCAGGCTGATGTTTTCCAGCGTAGAGCCAAGCTTCAACTTGACCTGCGCGTCCTTTTTGCCACCCTTACTAGCCAGTTGTTCCTGCTCAACGGCGGCGGGACCACCTGGAATTGGGCTGGCAACGCCGGTCACGGTGTCTACGCGCCAACCGGCGGGAACGCCCGCGTCGGTGCCGTAGACATATTGCCCCGTCCCCGCGTCGCCGATCTGCAAACCGGACATGTCCACTAGTGGACCTTCCATCTGCGGATTCCGCATCTGCTCGATCTGCGCCCGCTTGTATTCCATTTCCAACTCTTGCATTGGATCGGCTTGCGGGTTGCGCATCGCGTCAATTTCAAGCTGCGCGCGTTCCAGTTGCAGCGCCTGCATGGGATCGGGCGGCTGCATCTGCGCCAACTGCTGTTCAAGCAACGCGCCCAGAACCATCTTGTCGCCTTGGGGGGCGTAGGGGTCAGCCATGATTTCCATGATTGCCGGGATCGACGCGCCGGGGTTTATCCCCGTGTATTCGGCAACGCGCCGCTCCAAATGTTTCGGGGCAGGCCGCAGGAAGTCTTTTGCAATGGCCGCAGCCGCACTACCGGCATCCGGGGCGGCAAAGATGTTGCGCGCCGCACGGGATTCCGGCCCCTGCAATTCGGTCATCAGGAAGTCCAACTGCACGTTCGCATCGCTCGGAGCCGCGCCACGTGCCGCCGCAAATTTTTCCAAAGCGACACGACGCGGGCCGGTCCATTGCGCCAGTCCAAACCCGCCGCGCGACCCCGGAACGATAGGAGCCGCCTCGTTGATGCCGGGGTCCAGTCCGCTTTCGTCTTTGAAATTCATCAAAAAGCCATCGGCGATGTGCGGGGCCATTCCGCGCTCAATCAGGCCAGCGCGGATTTCCGCTTCCCGGCCTTGCGGGTTTACCCGGTCTACGGCGGCAATGATCGACGGGTCCAGTCCGGCAGGGTTTGGCGTGACCGGCATGGACGGGCTAGGATTGAACGCAGGCGCGCTACCACCCAAGGCACCGCCCATCAGCGCGCCTAGCACAGAGCCGCGCTTTTCGTCATACGCCGCACGGCCCGCCGCGTCCCCGGCGTCCGCTTGATTCATCAGCCGACGGTATGCGATAGCCTGACCCAAAGACGATAGCCCTTCGCCGATGTTCTGCGGGGTCCGCATGGCGGCAAGGCCGAGCCGTTCCGCCGTCCTGCGCTTCGACTGCAAGGACTCGTAGGTGTCAGGCGTGCCTTTGCCGAAGATATACCCTGCTTGCGCCATTATCGCCCCATCCCAATGCCTTTGAACGGCCCGAAGCCGCTCATGATTGCCGAGGAACCCAAGCCGAACAGCCCGCCAAGTACGGAATTGCGGTTTTGCTGGTCTTGCTGCCAGTTCTGCATTTGCTGGCCGTAATTCGCCTCTATCAGCCCCGCGTTGTCGGTCGTCGGAATACCCGCCGGGGTATTGACGCCATAATTGGGCATCGACACCTGCGACCCCGAAAGCAGCGCCGAAAGTTCGTTCAACGGCTGGTTCCGAATAGACTGCAATTCGCCGAACGCCTGCCCGCGACCCTGCAATGCAAGCTGGTTGTAAGTTTGGTTTTGCGTGTTGCCCATCTCATTCAGGGCGCGGTCGTATGCCGCCGAACCCAACTTGATGCCCTGATTTGCCAGACGGGTTTCCAGATCGCCACGTTGCCGTTCAAACATCGGATTCAGCGTGCTGGACCCAAGTTCAAAGATGCGTTGCTCAATCGCGGATGTATCGGGGTTCCAGGGCTGCGACATGGAATTGACCACGTTGCCGGATTGATTTCGTGCCGCCGTGGCAAGGTTCTGCTCGGCCCCCTGCCGGGTGTCGTAGATCGCCTGCGCGGGGGCAGACAGCCTTTCCGTCGCCGTGAATTGCGGCAACTGGTATGTGACCCCCGTATAAGGGTCGGTGAAGGCGCTGGAACCCGTCTGGTTATAGGTCAGCGTTGACCCATCCGCGCCAACGCGGTTGACGTTCTGCAATGACGTGTTTGCCAGCGCCGTTGCAACGCTAGTGCCGGTCTGCGCCTTGGATACGTCAACGGGATTCGGGGGGGCCGGGGCCTTTGGCTTTCCCATGATTACTTCCTCTGCATCATCATTTGCATAATCGCTTGAATCAGGGCCTCAACCTCCCTGCCTGAAGGAAAACGCCGGACGTGGAGGTTGCATACCGGGCTGCTGCCAACTCGGGGGCATCACGGCAGGCGCGGGGCGCGGCTGTTGTGGCTGCTGCCAATCGCGGGGCATGACGGTCATTGCAAAGCGCGGCTGTTGTGCGCCGGGTTCCTGCCAATTTGGCGGCATCACGGCGAAGCGCGTCTGTTGTGGCTGCTGCGAATTAGGCATCATCGCGGTGCGCCACGGTTGCCCGCCATACTGCGGTTGCATGTTCTGCATCCCGCCGTACTGTTGCCCGCCGTACTGCTGCGCGCCGTACTGTAGCCGCTTTGGTTCTTGCATCCGTCCGGGCATTGCTTGCCTTCTGGGCTGCAATGCTGGCTGTCTTGCTCCGATACCCGTACCCATCACATCTTCCTTTTTTGCCATGCTTCCACGGTCAGGGTTGCAATCGCTTCATCTTGATTCCGGCCTCGCAGCCGAGGGATGATGTATTCATCCGCCCCTAGTGATTTCCAAATGCGCCGCACCCGCGTATTATCGACAGAGTGCCGCGCAATAACCAACTGGCACCCCAACTGGTCAAAGGGGTACTCGAAGATTATTCTCAGCAACGATTTGTTGCACCAGTCCCGCCGTGTAGAGGCTCCACTAATTTCAATGGTTGCCGCTTCCGGGTTCCAGTTGTGATACACAAAACCCGCCACCAAAGGCGTGCCAAACCCGATGGCCGCGCATTCGCCGAACCCCCGCGCAAACCCAAGTTCCCGCGCGACAAATGCCGCCACATCTTTTTGTGTCAAATGCCACCGGGTTCTATCAGAACGTCAATCACTAGCAATTCCGCCGAAGGGCGTCCGTCACCGTTAATGACAATCTGCCACTGCGGCGCAATTACCTGACCATTTGCGCCAACTGAAATCCAGCCGGTATCATACGTCCCGCGCACCGCGCTTATATCGCCGGAACCCCAGCGGCTTACACCCCACCGGGCAACGCCCCATCGGGAACCACCGACCGGGATAGCGGTAGCGGCAGGCGCGGGGGGGAATGTGACCGCGTAGTTTGTTGCAACAGACAGTTGCGGCGCAATCGGGCTGGATGACAGGAAGCGCGCCCGGATCATCCCCACGGTTTTTTCCGTTGCCGTGCCGCCAAGGTCTGACGGCATGTAAGACAGTTTGCAGACATACGGCGCACCCGTGATGGCCGAAACACCGTCGATTCCGACGCCATAAAACCCATATTCTACAATCTCGCCAATGTCTGCTTTTACCGCATAAAACCGCGTCCCGTCCGGTTTGAAGGTGAACCCGGAAACGTAGGGCATGGACGCGCTGTATGCGTCCAACGCCGCACCGGCCAGCGTATGGGGGGATGTTAGCGTGAAGCTGTATATCCTTCGGTTGGCCGGAGCGTTGGCAGCAACATAAAGCTTTGTGCCGTCATCCTTGAACTCGAAACTGCTGGGCTGATCGCCCGCTGTGCCGGGCGGCAGAGTCAGGGTCAGACCGCTGTTTGTCAGAGTCGAAAAGTCCCATCCTGTAGACAGGTTCCATTGCGTAATGGTACTGCCGAGACCTATAAACACTTTCGTCCCATCGGCATTAAAAGCCATGCCAAACGGCGCACCGCCAGAAAAAGACACACTTCTGTCGCTGGCTACAGCATTTAAAGCCCACAAATACTGATTGCCAGAAGCGTGATAGGTGGTGAACTGTTCTAAAATACCGTTGTCAAGTAACGCGTAAAACTTGGTGCCGTCGGACTTCCACGCCAAAGAGTTAAACTGACTTATTCCTGGTGTCATTAGACTATTTGTCAGACCTGATATACCCCATGCCGTCGCAGTGTTGAATGATGCGATGCCTTGGCTGTCTACAATATAGGCTCTGGTGCCGTCTGGTTTGAATACAAAATCTTTGTGCATGACGTTGGCGCCGCCGGTGCCAAGGTCTCGCACCACACCGGTCGGGTAAAGCGAAGCCAAGTCCCACGGCCCGGTGCCTCCCACACCAGGCATTCCGGGAACAAACAACCCCCCGGTTGCCGCTCCTTCATCCGAACCGCCGACTTCCGCCGCGTAAACAAACCCCGCACGGTCGCCGATATACATTTGGTCCCGGAATACCGTCGCGGCCTGCACGTCCCAGCCGATATACTTGCACCATGCGCCGGTCTGGATATTGGCGACAAAACTTGTTGTCTGGTCATGCGGCAACGAAACCATCAGCATGTTTTCGCGCGGCCATTTGAACAGTTCCATCGGCTGATCTACCGTCCGCCGCTTGACCTGATCCCGCCATGATTGTTCAATCGCCGCAGACATGGCCGATACGTCCATTGCAGCGGGGTCTTTCTGCGTGACCGCCGAAAGCGGGATCAATCCGGTTTCCGTCCCGATAACAAGGTCACCGCCCGCAGGGAAATGGCACTTGGGGCCAAGCGGCTTTGTGATGTTATACAGGCCGACCAGCGACCAATCCGCCGCCGATGCCGGGTTTGACCCCTGATACACGGCAACCTCACCTTCGGTTGACACAAACACGATCCGGTCATCCTGCCCGTCGCCCGCGTCTTGCGACCATGTGGCAATGAACATCAGCGACCCGCCGCGCTGCATGACACCCGCCAAGGACAGGTCAACCGCCGCGCCCGCGATGCTGTCAACGGGCAGATACCATGCCTTGAGGCTGTTCTTCTGGATAAACCACAGGCGGCTTTTGTGCTTTGACACATAGGACAGTTCCGATGATGTCACGCCGGTAATCGCGGTTGTCGCCCAGGTCGTGCCGTTGAACGTCCTGGGCGTATCCGTTCCGTTCACGGCCACAAGAAACTCGCCGCCCGCCGTCCCCATCTGGACCGTTGACCAGTAGCCCGATGCCATGCCGGAAACGGCAGCCGTGGGGACCGTGGAGGCGATTAAGCCGGTGATGTCATAGATAGCGGCAGACGTGGCCGCAAACATCCGGCTTACCACCCCCGACTGATAGGTGAACATGGACTTCACCCGCGCCCCTACGGTCGCCACCTTTTTCCGCCCGCCGCGTACCCGGCACCCCTGCACGCCGGGGAAGGTGTTTTCCATCACACGCGCGGTTCCCGGCCCGCCCGTGGCGATGTTCACATTCTCCACCCAACCGCCGGTCGGGGCCGGGAACGCCACGGGCTGCGCTGTAGGGGCTTGCGCCGTGCGATTTACCTTGCGGGCGGGGCGCATCATGCAAGCCCCTTGTCTGCGTTTGCCGCCGTCTCCAGATCGGCTTCAAACTCGGCCATCAAGTCTTCATAGGGCAAGCCCTTGGACCGCTTCCACCGATAGATCACGGCGCGGGCCAGCAGCCGTTCCGGGAATATGGCCGTGTCGGTATTTGCCGTCACGGCGTCTTTCGTGCCAAGCCAGTTCTTCGACTGGTAGCGGATTGTCACGCCGCCCGCGCCGATAGCCGGGGCAAAGAGGATGCTGCCCCCTTCCAGCCGGAAATAATTCTGTGCAGACGGGGTGCGGGACAGCAGTTGCCACAGTTCCGGCGATGTCACCAACCGCGCGGGGTTGTATCCCGTGCCAACCATTACCGGCCCGGTTTCTGCCAATTCCTGAAAATCGGCGGGCAAGGCAACCGATGCCACGCTTGCCGCCGTGAACGATACCGCCCCGCGCGCCCATTCGTTCCGCGTGTTAATCTCCCGGCCCGCTGCATTGAGCAACGCCGTGATCTGGCGCATTTCAAAAGACCCGTCACTGATGACGGGCGCGGCGCGGTCGATGTTACATTCCGCAAGGATTTCGGGCAGGATGTCGATAATCATGGGTTCACCCCTGCAACGCGATACGGCAGTTTGCCAAAACGCTTCACGCGGTCGGCCCGCAGGATTTCGGCAATGAGGTTGCTTAGGACCACATCACAGGCTTGCGCCTTTTCAACGTCCAGTTTCGCCAAGTAGACTTGCCGCATCATGGCGTAAATGTAGACTTCCGGCTCCGCGACGATCAGCCAATTCGTGCCGGTTGTTTGCAGGGTCGGGACTGCCGCGTAGTAGTGCAGCGTCACGGGCGTATTGGCGTAGGTGGTCAGCAGCCGATGGCCCTGAATTGTGTAACCGGGCGTCAGCTTGTCTTCGACCGACGGCAGGGCCGTGTTGCGCACGGGCATCCCGGCGATGAATAGCGACCGCAATTCGCTGTAATCGGCGGGCAGGTTCACGTTGCCGCTGGCATCCGTTGTGAGGGTGGCGACGGTTTCATTGGCCCCGATACGCAGACGCCTGTTCAGGTCCGCCTCGGCGAATTGCAGGTAGATCGAGGCGCGCGTAGGAACGCCGCTGTCCCCCGTCCGTTCAACCGTTTCGGCTATGAGTTCGGGAAGGTCCACCGGTTATCCTATCGCGTCTTGAACTTCGGGTTTTCCGCAAGCCAGCGGTCGATATACCGCCCGTCCATCTGGCTTTGCGCCTCTTCCAATTCGGCGTAGAACGTATTCAGCGGGACCGACGCGATACGCGACCAGTCGCCGTGCTTTGTCCCCGCCGCTGCCGACCGCGCCGTGTGGTTGGCTTCCAGCACGTCATCTACCCGGTAGTCGGTGCGGAAGGTGGTCGAGCCGTCATCGTTGACGGTCTTCCATACCTGCCGCCCGGTTTTGAAATCGTAGTCGAAAAGCGACCACGCGCCGTCCCGGATGGTCACTTTTCACCCGGAAAAGCGTCTGCCCTTTCCGCCTTGCCAGCGGCAATAAGCGCCTTGGCTTGGGTAAGCGGCAGTTCAATCACCTGGCCCGCGTCAACGCGAACGTCTTCTTCCGGCCAGTAGGCATATTTCATCAGAACGGGGGTGGTGGTTTCTTTCGTCGCCATTGGGGCGCTCCTTATTAGGGTGAAGGGCAGGCCGTGAAGCCTGCCCCGGTGTCATTAGGTGGAAGCGGTCAGCCCGAACACGTCTTCGACGCTGCCCAAGCCTGCCTCGTTTTTGACGCAGAGGGTGTGCTCGCCGATGATGACGCCCGCCTTGGAGTCGGCATTGGTCGTCACTTCCGGGTCCGACGCGATTTTGCGCAGAACCTTCATGGCAAGCATTTCGTCATCGATCAGGTGAACGCGACGGGCAACAGCCGCCGACGTCGCCATGACGCGGTTCGGAACAACCGCGATCCGGCCAAACGGGCCTTCGTAGTAGTCCGCCGTCGCAATGATGGTCCGCTTGTTGTCGGCAGAAACCGCCATGCGGAAGGGGGCCACGTTGGTATCCGACATGAAGGTGACGAAAACCGACTTCACGTAAGGCGACACAACCGCGAACTTGATGTTCGCGCCCGAAACGTAGGACGCTTGCATCGTCGTATCCAGAAGTGCCTTGGTGAAGGCCCGCTGCGTGCCGGTCGTAGCTGCCACGGTCAGCTTGGTGCCGGTGTTGTAACCACCGTTTGCACCCGTGGCACCGCGCGAGACGTTCGTGGCGTACCAAGACGGCAGGCCACCCATCACGCGGGTTGCACCAGCGACAGACGCGGAATTGCTGATGATGGCAAGTTCCGTGTCTTTTTTCAGTTCGATGGCGCGCTTCAGCTTGACAGTTTTTTCCTGTTCGGCCTGGCCCGCGTTGTCCACCGACTGCTGGGTTTTGGAGATAACCCAGTCTTTGCGCATGATCTGCGTGTAGTTGCCCACACGGGTCACAGGCGTAATGGCGGCAAAGGTGTAGATGTCACCTTCAAGCTGCGCGTTTGCAGCCGGTGCCGCCAGTGTGTCAATCTCCCATTCCGGGAAGATCGAGGTTGTCGATTCCTTCGAGATCATCGAATAAATCGGGGTGTCTTCCGGGGTGATGCGAGACACCACATCGGAAAGGGATTCACGGTTGCCTTTCGGGCTGGCCGTGGTGAAGGTGTTGGCGATAGAAGCCATAACGCTACCTCATGGGTAGGCAACTACTCGAAGTCGATCCGCAGAGCGTCCTTCCAGTTGCCGGATTTCGTGAGTGCGTGCATCGCCTTCTTGTTGGCTACATTCACCGGCGCGACTGCCGGTGTGGCCTTTCCCATCCTCGGGGTTTCAATCCGCTTCTTCGCATTGTTGCGGTTTTCCTCGGCCTTCTGACCCAAGCGGGCGAAGTGAACGAGACGCAATATGCGATGATCGGCGGTCGCGCTGATTTCATCATCGGTAAATCCAAACGCCTTCGCGGCGGTCTTTACCGACTGATCAAACGCAACTCTTTTCACCGGGTCCGCAAGTGCTGGCATGGCTTTCACCAAAGCAGCTTGTTCGCGGTCGCGGTATTCCCGAAGTTCAGCCTCCGAAACCGCCTGATTGTGCGTGTCAACCTGCCCCTTGATGCTCCACAGGTTCCCCAACTCGGCAATCGCGTCTTGACGCAATTTCTGTTGGGCAAATGCAGCACCGGGATCAGATCGAACCATTTGCAGCGTCGGCTCGGGGGGGATTAAGCCTTGCAGATACCCGCCAAGGTTTTGCAACGCGGTTTCCAAGACAGATGTGCGCTCGGCAAGCGCGGCCTTTGTGGCCTCTACCGCTTTCCGTTCCTGCGCAACTTCCGTCGTTTTCTGCGTGTAGTCCCTCTGCCGGAAATATCCGGCTTTAAGGTCTTTCAGGGTGACTTTCTCGTCCCCGTCCAGTGTGACCATCACGCTGTCATCTTCTTCCGCCGGTTCCGCGTCGGGTTCTTCGCCCTCGGGTTCTCCGTCCGGTTCGCTGTCGTCTTCGAGTGCATCAAGGGCGGATTCGAGGGTGTCAAAAGATTGATCCTCGGCCCCGCCTTCTACAGCCTGCTCGTCGTCAAAAGCGTAGTCTTCGCTAACCTGTTCGGTTGCGTCCATTCTCAGCATCCTTTGCTGGTAAAGTTAAACGACGGCCCTTGAAACCGGAGTGGTCTTGGCCCTCACAAGGGCTTCCAACTTCCATTTCAATGACCGTATGGCGCGCACTTCGCCTAAAGCGTTGCGGCGGCATTCATCATCGCCCAGCTTTGCGCCGATTGCCGTTTCAATGGCATCGCGCTCAAGCTGTGCAAAAATCTCTTTGACAGTCTCGCTGTCCAGCAGGAATTGGGCTTCACCGGCGCTCATATGCTGTACCCACCTGAACCGCCTTCATTCATCATCCGCTTGTATTCGGGAAGAAGGCCGCGCCGCGCGCATCTGTCATAGCCCATAGTGGCAATCACGCCTTTGAAGGTAAGCCCCGCTTCGGGAAGGGTTGGGTGGAAGGCAACAAGGCTTCGGTCGGCTATAATGGCCTCATAAGCGTCAACCCGCTTTTTCAACTCAACGCCGCTGGATAGGCGATACGGCGTGTCCTTCGCTGGGGCAATCATGCAGGCATCCAGATCAGGGCTTCTGCCTCGGTCTGAAAGAGCGGAGACTCACAGAATTGCGTCATTGGTCCCTCTATTGCCCACTCAAACCTTTTGCGGGGGACACGGCGTTCCACAAATGCGCGATACCCCTTTTCCCGGCGCGGCGTGCCATCGTTCAAAGTCATATTGCGCCGCACTACACGGCCAATAATCGCAACGTCACTCATAACACCCCCAAAAGCAGCAATGCCCTGTCTGCCTCTATCGCTTGCCGCAATGCGACTTCATCAGCCCGCGCATCTCGCCTGATGTTCCGCCATTCACGGCGCGTCAGGCGCTTGCGCTGAATGTCAGGAATAAAATCATCCTCTATGGTTCGGTCGCCATAGAACCGGATCGGCGCGGGCCTTCCCCTATATGGAGAGTATAGGCCACCTTCGGAGTAAGCGACGACAACAGGATTGCGCATCTTCACTCCATCAAAAGCAGCAATGCCGCTTCATCCCGCCGTCTGCGCCGCATCTTCACAATGCGCGCCAGTTCGGCCTCAATCACCCGCACCAAGGCCGCGTGGCCCCGCTGTCGTTCCATCGCCGTGCGCAGGGCGTCAGAAATGGCCCGTGCAGCCGCTATCTCCGCTTCCCCGACCACTGCCGCCGCAACGGGCGCAAAGGCCACCAGCGCCGCCTGTGCGGCTTCCTGCGGGGCATCCTCGGCCATAGCGGCCAAGGCGTCCTCAAACTCCTTGATCTGCCGGTCGCGGAAAAACCGCTTGACCATATCGCCGCCGTCATCGGCAACAATCCGGATCGGCGCGTCAGCCTCTTGCCAGAATCCGGCAGCCCAGAATCCGGGTTGCCAGAAACCGCCTGCCCAGACAGTCATCAGGCAGGCCGCATACTGTCACCGGGAACGCCGCTCCCGATAATCTCAACGCCGTTGACCCGCTGAATGTCCGCGTGGATAGGCGTAGCCTGTGCCGCTGCCAGCACTGCCGCTGCGTTCTGTGCCGCAGTTGGAACGCTACCGCCCGCCGTCACAACCGTTGACGCGGCGGACTGGATTAGAAGGGTTTGGACTCCGGCGGTGTAGGAAATGGGGTCTCCACCGGGTCCGCCGATGAAGTTTCCACCGGCAATTCGGGCGATGTAGTTTCCAGCCGGGAACCGAAGTTGCCAGTCCCCCAATACTTCGACGGTGAGACCGACTT